TACCAAACACAACAGGGTGTTGTACGAGGCCGTTAAGATATTATGGCTTGACGACAATTCTGATTATGGCAACTCGCTCTGGAAGATTGTTGATTTACTTGGCGGACAAGAAATAACTCAAATGCTTGAAGACGACGCATCCGAAGGAGAAGCAGTCTCCGCATGGCTGGAAACGCATAAGGAAAACGAAAATGAGCGATAACAGTCTTTTAATTTGCAATGCCTTACTCCAAACGGACGAGGAACTTTCTGGAACTGTGGACGGCGGCAATTCCTGGAGACTCGCGTTGGTTAAAAGGGGCGCGAGAACCAAGCTCTTTAGACAATATGACGAGGGGGAGCAGAGGGCATCCATGACGTCACAAATGAGAAATATGCTAAGGTTGGCTGCGGACACAGCTGGCCTAAACGATATGAATGATAATTATTGTTCTATATGCGTGGACGAGGAGGCGGGCCGCCTGACAGTATCCGAGATCAGCACGGGCGATGATGCAATTGATGCGAGCTGGCTCGAACCGCTACTGGCTAAACAAGACTTCCAGGCCGCCGAGGGGATGTGGTGGCGCGGCACTGTTTGCGATGGCGACGCGTTCGTTATGATTGATCCGGTTACTCTGCTATGGTCAAGCGAACCTGCTTACGACGGATACTCTGGCATGGTTGCGATTTACAACCAGATGACACGCAAGGCAGTCTGGGCTTGTAAGATATGGTCAGAGAGTGACACCAAAGACGAGGCGGAAGGCGGGGCGCTCAAAACTATGTATCTTATCGTTTACCAGCCGGACAGAATAACTTACTGGCAGGGCAAAGAGGGCGCCGGGGAAGTCGAGCCGATGACGCAGGATTATGACGGGCAATCAGAGCGAACGTGGCCGGCAGAACTTAACGGCGCGTTACCGTTCGTGTCGTATGCAAATCAACGGACAAATTACACCCGGTACGGAAGTAGCGAGATTCGGAAAGTAATTCCACTTCAAGACGTGCTTAATCGCACCCTGTACTCGATGGTCATGGCTTCCGAGTTCGCCGCGTTCCCAGTTAATATATCGATCGGTATGCAGATGGACTTGGGCGGGATTGTGCCCGGCGCAGTAGTCAATCTGACACTCAAAGATGCGGACGGTAAGGTTATATCATCTTTCACACCTGACCAGATCGCCTTCTTGCAAGCCTGCAAAGTGACTCAATTGCCGGCTGCCAACATTGGGCAATATACCGAGCAGATAAAATCCATTGTACAAGAAATTAGCCAGACCTCGCAGACGCCGCTTTATGGCATTACCGGAAGAAGCGCAATATCGGCAGACGCTCTCAAACAACTGGAGATCGGCCTGGTAAGTAAGTGCTTACGCTTCCAACGCCAAAATACCGATGCGCTGAAAGAGTTAATTATTCTCACGGCGCAAATGGAACGCGTTTTCCAGCCTGGACTTGGTACGCCGGAAATAACGGAGATTAACGTCACTTGGAAATCTCCCGAAATTCTGGACGTAGGCGCGCAGATAACCGTATTGACTGGCATGTTCAAAGTCACGCCCGGACTCTGGGCCGATGCGTTTTACCAGCAAAAGATCGGTCAACTGCTTGGGATGGACAAGGATGATATTACCAAAGAGATCCTTGCCGCTGCCAAAGAGAAGAAAGCCAAGCTGGACGCAATGGCTGCGCTACAGCCAACCAGCATATTCGGGCAGGGCGCGACCGGGAACAATGCGGATCAGAGAGGAAGCCCGACGGGAGCCGAAGCGCCCGTTAATCAACCAGATATGGCGCAAAATCAGACTAAACCGATGATGAATAAACAAGGAGTCAAGAATGGCTAAAATGCCCGCTTCCGTAAAGAGTAAGTTCAAGAGTAAGACACCGAAAAAGACGGGCGGACGCGTCCCGCCTGCGTTGGCTGCATACCACAAAGCACATCCGAACGGAAAGCACGCGCCGAAGGGCAAGGGGAAGTAATGCTGCGTAAAGACTTGGATGACCTGGATACAAATGGACAGGTTGGCGACTGGTGCTTCTTGAACGAACGCCCAGAGCCTGACAAAAACGACCATTTGCCCCCCTTGCTAATAGCCATTAGATACGGCGAAATTGCCATGCAGGACACTTGCATTATCCCGATTGCTCGTCAATGGCTTGAAGAGACAGAGCCTATTGAAAATTCTGTGTATCATCAAGCTGATGGAAAACCTGCTTGGGAATGGGACGGCAACCGCGAAGCCCCCACGCTTTCCCCGTCAATTTTAGTTCATGGCGGAAAAGGACAGCCAGACCAGTGGCACGGCTGGCTACGGGCCGGGAAGTTAGTAACGGCATGAAATCCACCTACGTTGCAGATAAGGACTTGTCCGACCAAAGCGCCTTCTGGACCGTCAAGTTTGGCAAGAAGCATCATGTCGAGGTGTTCGTCTGGAAATCACAAGAGGGTTTATTCCGCAATACCGGCTTTACAGAGAAAGACACCACGGGCGCTTACATCGGTGTACCTGGCGAGAGAAGGTCAGGGTTATTTGGAGAAATCCATCTACTCCGCGATATGATCGGCCCTGGCTATGTGGCCCATGAATTACAGCATCTTATTTTCGATTGGCTATGTGAGCGAGACATGAAAGAGTTTAAGTCTGGACTATGCCTGAACGAACGCATGGCTTATCTTATGAGTGACGTGACCACGGATTTTTGGGAAAAGTTTTACGAGTTCTATGATGTGGTGCCTTCGGCGAATAACAAGATCGTGCCGGATGATAGGTAAGAAGTAATGGCACGAGAACCGCTGACTGATGAGCAAGTGGATAACTGGCGAAACGTTCTATGCGGGATGTATGGAATAGTTGGCTTGCTGATGCCGCGTGAACAAATCGAAAAACTGGTTGACAGATATCAGGACATGGCGATTCGAGCGGCAGAAGAAGCGGCGCCGTGCTCCTGTGACCCATCCAGGAATGGTACGACGAAACACACAGATGGACGCGTTACCTGCAATAAGTGCGGCAAGGAAAGGGAACAAAATGTTTAAGTCAAAGCCCGGAAGTTACTTAAATTTGCATCCCGCGCCGCGCTGGCTTCCGTATTGGGCAAGGCAAGTGTGGTATTTCTTTATACGTCCAGAGAGGAAGAAGGCGTAAAATCCTAACTGCGGCGCAATTCGACTCCTTGTCAGTCCCCCTGGTGGATTTATACGAGCAGTATTCATCCAGCGTAATCGCTGACATGGCTGCGCGTCTTGTCAAAATGGATATGACGGCGACAACCGCGTACCAGATGGCAAGGTTGCAGGAAAGCGGCATGGTCTACCAGACCGCGCTCAAAGAACTGGCGAAGATCACCGGTAAGAGCGAGGCGACCTTGCAAGCCCTATTCGAAAAGGCTGGGGTGAAAAGTATTGCGTGGGATGATAAGGTGTACCGCGCGGCAGGGTTGCACCCGATTCCTTTGCAACTTTCATCGAGCATGTTGAATGTCCTAATGGCCGGCCTCGAAAAGACCGGCGGCGTGGTCAAAAATCTGACTATGACAACTGCCTTGAGTGCGCAGTCCTCCTTCGTGGATGCCGCTGACACGGCTTATATGCAAGTCACGCAAGGCGCAATGAGCTACGACCAGGCGATCCGGGCGGCAGTGAAGAACGTGGCGGCGCAAGGATTGAGTGTTATACAGTATCCGTCTGGGGCAAAGTCGGCGCTGGACGTGGCAATGAGACGTAGCGTTTTAAGCGGCGTCGGAGCCACAACCGGGCAAATCCAGATAGCGCGGGCCGATGACATGAACTGCGACTTGGTGGCCGTGAGCGCTCATATGGGCGCACGCAATCGCGGCGAAGGACCCCAAAATCACGAGTCATGGCAGGGGAAAGTGTATTCCAGGTCGGGAACGAATCCGAAGTATGAGAACTTTTACGATGTAACGGGTTATGGAACGGGCGAAGGTCTAGGAGGCTGGAACTGTGTGCTTGAGGGCACGCTTGTGTCCAGTCTTGCTAAACGTGCCGCTTACAGACGTGAGTATTCCGGTAAGATTGTCATCATCCACACTGCCGGAGGCAAGGAACTCTCCGCAACTCCCAATCACCCAATACTTACCGATCGTGGATGGGTCGCTGCTGGCTTGTTGGAACTTGGAGATTATGTAATCTGCCGCTCCAGAACCGACGGGCTTCTTTATACTGGCCCAGACGTAGATCAGAGCGAAGCCAGAATTGAGGATGTATTTAATTCTTTCTGTATAAGCGGCGCGCGTTTCAGCCTTCCTGTCTCTGCCTGTCACTTCCACGGCGATGTTTCCGATGGCAAAGTCGAGGTTGTATTTCCCGACGGCTTTTTGGGGTATAACATTGACCTTTTTACTGAGCAGGAATTGATAGAGATCGGCCTCGGCCTTCCCTCTGGTTTTTCCAAGCCTCTCGTGTCCGAGTGCCCGCGTCCTCAAGTCGGCAAAGGTGCGCTTCATGCCCCTGACAGCATCGTGAGCGGCCTTAGTAAGTTTTTGGCGTCCTTCCGGCGACGTTCGTTTCAGTCTCTTTCTCATGGAATCGGAACGGTCATCCGCAATTGGAATACCAAGTTTAGCAAGATACTTTCCTACAGCGCCCTCGGATATGCCGGTCTTGGCGGCAATTTCGTTTTTCCACATCCCGGAATTGTACATGGAGAGCAGGTCTTCGGCCCTGACTCCGAACCTGCTTTTGATATAAAAACGCCAGTCGTTTCCAGCGTAAACCCCGCTTCTTCGCAAACAATTAATAACCGCATGGGTAGAGCAGTTGAAGTTGTCGGCGATGAATTGCAGGGTTTTACCGGAACAATAGAGCTTGACAATATCGTCCTCATTGAGCGGAAGTCTACGCAAGGTTCTTTTGTCCATGTCTATAATCTCCAAACCGAAGGTGAATGGTATTCGGCTAACGGTATTATAACACATAACTGTAGACACAGTTTCTACCCGTTCTTCGAGGGCCTCAGCCAGAACGCATACAGCGAATCCGATGTGTCTGACATGAACGACGCGACGGTGACCTTGCCCAATGGCAACGAAGTTTCGCAGTACGATGCCAGCCAGGTGCAAAGAAACATAGAACGTCACATACGTGATTTCAAGCGCCAACGGGATGCCCTCGACGCGGCTTCACTGGACAGCACGGAGGAAACTGCCAAGGTCAAGGATTGGCAGGCGGCGATGCGTGAATTTATTTCTTCCACTGGACTTTCCAGACAATCCCCCAGGGAGCAAATTTAACATGAGAAAGCGAACATGGCATTACGTAATGAAACCGCAATCCTACGAAATGACCTGTGATAAATGTGGCGGATCGAATATTGAATGGTCGGAATACGAGCATAAGATTTGGTGTTATGACTGCAAAATAGATACCGATGGAAATGATGGCATTTTTGGCGGGCCAATCGGCTGGGTCGCTGCGGAACTATTGGGGATTTCTTTTAACCGCTGGAACATGAAGAAACAGCGAGTGGAGTATCCTCGCATCATAGGCAATCATATAAAATATTTTGCCAAACAACCACGAGCGGAGGCTTGAAAATGACCGACTACGATGTAGAAAAACGCAAGGCCCTGAACGAGACGCGCACGATCCTGGATAGCTTCGCCTTTATTCCCCGCTTCGTTGCGGGGGCGATACGATTGATTACCAAGATGTTATGACCCCAGAACTCAAGGTTTTCCTTGCGCTCGTTTACAGCCTTTGTCGGCAATTTTGCGCGTACTACGAACGCGAGATAAAAAACGTGGTAAAATAGCCCTTGACAGCGCCACATCTTCGGATAGGGCGCAACCCAAAATAACGGGACCAATGGCCACGTTTTACCCAGCAATGGGCGAGACGTGGTTTTTTATTCCCCTTCGGCCCGTCCCCGTAAAAGACGAACACAAAAGGAGATCCGCAATGCCAGAAGCAACCAGCACTTTACCAGCAGGAACTGAAGCAGGGATCGCCGCCCCGGCCGCGTCACAAGCCGAACACATGATCCCGCTTTCTCGGCTGAACGAAGAGATCGAGAAACGCAAAGCTGCCGAACTGAAAGCGACTACGCTCGAGACTGAATCGGCTGCCCGCCTTGAAGAACAACTCAAAGAGCAGGGCAAGTATAAAGAAATTGCCGAACAGCGAGCGCAGAAGCTGGCCGAATTGGAACCGAAGGCCAACCAGGTCAACAGCATGGAATCGACATTGAAAAGTGTCCTTGCGGCTCAGATCGAATCCCTGCCGGAAGATAAGCGTGTCCTCGTTCCCGAGGAATTAACCACGCAACAGAAGTTGAACTGGCTTGCGAAAAACGCCGCCATCCTGAAAGCCCCCGCTGCATTTGACATTGGCGCAGGGAAGCACGGTGGAAGCGGAGAAGAATCAGTTGAACTTACTCAAGAGGAAATCCAGTCCGCCAAGCAATTCGGAATGGATCCAAAAGAGTATGCGAAATTCCGTGATAAATAAGGAGAAATACCATGCCAGCTTTAACCTACTCGTGGCAATATGTCACAAATCTTTACGGCCTCGGGGTCCCAACCATTACCACCCTCGAAGCCGCGTCCGGCATTTACACCAAGGACGGCACCTTGCTCATGATGAGCTCCGGTCAAGTTACCCCGGCTGTCGGCTCGGTTGTTCTGCCGGTTGGCTTGGCTGCGGAAGTAATCGCAGTCGCCGCCACCGCCGCCGATCCTGTCAAGGTCATGATCTTGCGGCCCGGCGATGTCATCAAGGGCACGGCTGATGCCGATGCCTCCGCCCTTTCCGGTTTCTCCGGCAAGCTGGGCGATTTCAACTCGGACGGCTCATTTGATGTGGGCGACACCTCCAACGGGTGCGCGAGCGTTTGGCGCACCGAAGACTCCGGCCTGACCGTCTTCCTCGTCCTAACCATCTTCGCCACCTCATAAGGAACCTAAGCCATGTCTGTCCCAATGATTAGTAATAATTGGCCCCGCTTAATCCTGCCCTTCATCCGAAAGAACTGGTTGCAGGGCGTAACAGCGCGCAAGCCATCCCCGCTTATGGCCCTGATGGGCGTAAGTGGCTCGACCTCCAGTGTCGAATATTCGCAAGGCGTCGGTGGTTTTGGGTTGGTCCCGGAATACAACTCCGCAACCGCCGAAGGCCATGCCGCCGCACTTGAGTACGACTCCTTCAGCCCGCTCTACGAAGCGACCTTCACGCATAAAGAATATGCGAAGGGTCTGGCCATCGAGCGCAAGTTGATGGACGACGCTCAAGACAACCTGATCGGGCGCAAGGCGCAAGCCCTGGGCGATGTCTTCGGACTGACCCGCGCTTATCAGTGCTCCGCCATCCTGAACAATGCCTTCGCGACCGTCACCGGCCCGGATGGTGTGTATCTGTGCTCGGCTGCCCATCCCACCAATAAGGTGGATGCAACAGCCATGAGCAACCTGGGCTCATCCGCCCTGTCCTATGCAACCGTAGTGGCTGCCCTGCTGGTTGGGGCAACCCAGAAAGATGACCGCGGCTTCCCGCTGCCCGCCATCTATGACGTTCTGTACGTACCGCCTGCTCTGCAAGCCAAGGCGTACGAAATCACGGCTGCCCTTGCCAAGCCTGGCACCGCCGACAATGACGCCAACTTCCTGGCTTCTCAAAGCCTGCGCGTCGTGGTTGACCCGTATCTGACCAGTGCAACCGCCTGGTTCCTGATCGACTCAACCCAGGCCGGCATGCACGCCCTGTGGTTCAACCGCATCCCGCTCGAAATCAACATGGACCCGGCCAGCAACTTCAATCTGGTTGGGCGCTATATGGGCTATGCGCGTTATAGCTACGGCTGGGATGATTATCGGTGGATCTGGGGTTCACCCACCTAATTAATTGGTTTCCATTCTTCCGGTAATTTAGCCCATTTGCTAAGGTTGCAATGTGGACAAGCAATGGCTAGATTATCGGAAGAATTAGAACCACCACGAGAAATGGGCACAATGTGATCGACATGATATTTCTGTCCAAGGTCTACTCCGTAGTAAGCGCACTTACCGTTTTGCTCTTCGTACAATCGAAGAACGTCGGCGGTAGTATGTTTTCCAACCGCACCGGCGATTTTGGCT